AATTAATTAAAAATATTTATAATTTTTTAAAAAAAGTATTGACATTTGTATATACAAATGTTATAATATGGACAGTTAAGAAAGGTAAACAGTCTTAACAAATAAGGTGGCAAGTGCCGGAAAGGAGTTACATATGGAGGATATGAATGTAAGCGAATTACTCTTACAAGTAGCTGAAGAAAATCAGACAAGAAAAATTTTAGCAATTCTTCAAGAAAGCAAAAATCTTGAAGAGGCTATTGAAAAAGTAAAAGCTCTACTTAATAAATAAGTAGAGCAAAGCAAAAATTGAGACTTGGATGGTTCACTTGCCACCATCCTTGTTTCAACTTAATAATAACACTATTTGAACTGAAAGGCAAGTAAATAAATGGCTTATGTAAAAAAGACTAACAATCCCAAAATGGGTCGTCCCACAGTTGAACCACGCACAGAGTCATTATTAGTTAGACTTTCTAAAAAAGATATGGCTAATCTTGATTACTGCACTCAACAAACAGGACTTAAAAAAGCAGATATTGTAAGGCAAGGAATTTCCCTTGTTATGCAAAATTTACAAAATAACCTACAAAAGTAAAACAACCCCACAGCAGTATCAGAACTGTTGTGGGGTTTCTTTGCACGAAAAATTGATTTTGTTTTACTGTTTTTAAAAATTACTGATATATTTTAAAGTTTGCTTAAATTTTTAAAAAGTTTTGAAAATAAGCCTTAACAATTAAAATATTAAGTTTCAAGTGTTAAAATCCTTAAAAATTACACTCAAAATTTAAAACATTAAAGATAAATTTTAAAAATTAATTATTATCGTTAATTCTTATTTAATCAAATAATACTTTAAGTTACGGTACATATAATAATAACCCTTGTACTTGCCCTCTGTAATATAACAGATAATTCTAAATTCTCTGTCCTTATCAAGTTGTTTTGTGTACTTAATTTTGCCGTTTGCAACTCTATTGTATGTAGAACCTTTACCTACTACAATAGTTCTGTAACTTGATAGACCTGACTTATTTAGTCTTGTGTTGACCATATAGCCGGTTTTACCATTATAGCGAACCTGACTCCAACCGTCTCCCATATCCTTTAGCCATTGTACTTTAGTACCCTTTGGCACAGTAAATAGAACACGACTAGCATTACCTACCTTATCAATAAAGTGCTTGTTATAAACAGGGCACTTTAGTTTTGTGGTAATCATAGTCTTACCAAATGACTTATAGCAGATATTACAATCAAAAGTATTGCCATTAACAATATACTTACTTGTGTACTGCCAAATGTCACAATCATAATCTTTAGTACTAGAGTACTGTGCTAACCAAATACTGTAATTTTTCTTTAGCAAACTATAATTCAGATTATTTTTGAACCAATTTGCATTAGCATATACACCGGCTTTATATCCGGCTTTTTCAATTGTTTTGCAGAATTCTGTTGCGATTTTTGTTAGGGTTGACTTACCTAGATAAGTTAGGTTCTCTTCTTCCATATCAATGTAGATAGGCATATCTAGACTTCTACCCTTTAGCCAACCTAGACAGACTTTTGCCTCTTCCTTAGCCTCTGCAACAGATTTTGCATAACTGTAATGGTAAACACCTACAAGCATCTTATTTACCCTTGCCTTTTTATAGTTGCTTTCAAAGTATGGGTCTTTCTGACTAGACACCATACCATAACCACATTGAATTACTACACCGGTAATACCTTTCTTCTTTAACGCTTTGTAATCAACAGTGTTGTTCCATCTGCTTACATCTACAATCTTTGTTGACATTAGTTATCATCCTTTCCCTTGTTCTGTAATACATCAATAGCCTTATTAATAATAGCCGGTAATGGTAAACCCATTAAACCGGCATTTTCTACGATAGAGATTAGTTCATTAGCCATAAAGCCAATGATTACGGCATCTCTTATATAACTAGTGCCAATTGCTAAATCAAGCCTATACGCAATTAGCACAAATAATAGGGTCATGCCCTTCTTGCATAACCCTTTCCAACCTGCTTTACTCTCCAATGCACCTGATTCAGTTTTGTTGGACTTGTGAAAAACACCTGCAACAACAAGACCTGATACATAATCAATAACCATAAATAAACATAGTGTTATCAGAGCAGTATCCCAACCACCGAACAGCCATGCAAAAAGTCCACCTACTGCACCAATAGCAGTACAAATCCATTCTTTCATTTTATTTTTCCTCACTTTCTGTACCTGTTGTGACATTTTCGGCAAAGTCACCGTTTGAGTTTCCTTCATCTTCGTTAGTTGTTTCGGTTTCTTCAGCTGAGTACCAACTGTCGATAGTTGCTAAGTCATCATCTGTTAAGACTGACTTGCTATACCAGCTTAGTGCGTATGCTCTGACTTGGTATTCATCCAGTCTGTTTTTCATAGTAGACAAAGTTTTGATTACAAAATCGTGTAGATTAAACATTATTACATCACCTCACTTTCGTGTGCAACTAGTGCAGTTGCTAATTCATTAAATTTGTTGTCAATGTAACTCTTAATGCCTGGAATACATTCAGCAATTAAAGGTATACCCTCTGATACCATGTGTGGCAAATAAGGAATATTTACATCTTCATACTTACATAACATTGGGTAAATAACAGTATCAACTTCACCAACTGTTGCACTCGTTTGTACTGTTAAATATATAGATGTATATTTTGAATTATCGATTGTCACCTTAGCATTGCTATAATAAGTGCTTTTACCGTCTGTATCAATCAAACTTAATTGACAATAGACTCTAATATCTGTGTTATTTATAGCACTATCACTAATATAATAATCACCATCATCTAATTGTAACTTCTGATTAGTTAAAATCTGCTGATACTTACTAACTGTTGTTCCTGTAATGTGATAACCTTCATCTTCTGTTTTATTAATAGTAAAGATATTACTTTTGACTGTTAGCAATTTACTCCAGTCAAATAAATTATGACTTTGCACTAAATCTGCCTTGCTACTATCCAATACTTTGATAGAGTTTGTATTCTCTCCAACTGCCTTATCTGTTGATGTCTTGTAAGTGTTAAAATCTGTCTTATCCAACTTAACGGATTTCAAACTTTCAATATCAGCAAGAGGTGTTTCTAACTTGGTATTGATTTCATCAACTGACTTATTAAAATTCTGCCTATCAGTATTTGCCTGTTCAACAATGCTATTAGTCTTGTCAGTTAGTGCTTGTACATCTGTTTTGTGCTGAGTTTCAATACTTGTTGCTCTTTTCTCCCAATCAGACTTATCTGCATCTGCTTGTTTCTTTATCGACTTAATAGCACTTGCTAATAGTTCGTTTACATTGATGAAGTTTTCATCATTTGAGTAAACGATACTAACGCCTGATGGTACTGCACCACTTACTATATCCACATTACCAACTGTGTTATCAATATAAATAGTCTTTAGTGATGTACAATTACTAAAAGCACCATTATTAATTTTTGTAACATTATCTGCAACAAATACTGTTACAATATCTGTCTGACTTGTCGCAAAACTACCTGGTCCTAATGCTTCTGTTGATGTTGTGTTCTTTAGCACACCATCAGAAGTGAAGGTTGCAGAAAAATTGAACCTAGTACCTTGAATAGCTTTAGCTATGTTCACATCCATTTGGTTCAAATTTTCTGCATTGATTGGTGTTTGCTTACTGGGACTATTCTCCCAATTAATTAAGTTGTAGCCCATTGTTTATCATCATCTCCTTGGTATTCTGAACTTTCTGTACTTACTTGGACAGTAATGCCAACTGTTCCGGATATAGTTCTGTTAAAAATTGTACTTGTAATTGTTGGAGTGTCCTCTACTCCAGTTTCTAACCGTATAGTGTCACCGGGTTCTAGCCACCAACGGTCAAACAGATTAGCACTAAAGGGGCGATATTCATAGAACATCCATCCACCATAAACTGCACCTGAGGGTCTTATAAATTTACTGACAAGAGTTTTCTCTGTATTACAAGAGATAAATTTGTTATCACCATCATAATAATTTTGCTTACCTGATTTGGTTACTATATTTTCTGTGTAGGTCTTGTCCTTGTTGTACTTAAATCTTGCTTTAGTTATCTTAGCAACTGTGTAATCTTCAAAATTCAAGTCTGTATAATAGCCAACAGTATAAACATCTGTTACATCCTTTTCTTGTGGTAATTTCTTAAACTTAATATTTCCTTCCCCATCACAAAAAGCAAACTTTGCAGAACACTCACACAAATCTTGGAGTAGATTAAGTACAGTTAATTTACCGTTATAAACTTCTTTTACAATGGTGGCTGATAAAGAAAGTTTTTTATTATCTTCACTACCATAAAAATTACTGTCAACAGTAAGACCTTTTTCTTCGCACATATCAATTACACATTCTTTTAAATCTTTAATTGTTGCATTTGGAGAATAAGTTGCAAAACCAAAGAACCAAGTGTAAATATTAATTTTACCGGCTAGATAAAAGTTATCATAAGCAGTAACTTCTTTAATAGTTTTATTCTGTTGTCTTTTTGCACTATCAATAGTTCCTGTAAAGATACAAGCTGACTTATCTACCACTTTACAAGGATAATGTTCACTGGATGGGTACAAGTCCTTAGAGGGATAAACATTATCCAAATAACTTTGCTTTATGTATACTTTGATTTCTCTACCTACTAGTTGCTCCTTAAAATTAATAGTGCTAAAAGTAAGTTGTGACGATATACACCCACCAAAACGGAGTGTGCTATCGTCACAAATAGAATTAGTTAATTCAAGGCTATCAAATACAATATTTTCATTTGGTAAAATGCTTTTTGTATCTGTAAAGACAATCTGAATATTTCTTGATATTGTATTTTCCAGAAGTTTCTTCTTAATTTCAAGGTCCTCAGCTTTATTTTCACTAAACATATACATACTAAATCACCTCAGTATTCAATCAATTCAAATGTAATAGGGTTGTACTGTATGTCATTTGATGATGCATCCATTACTGAAAATTCCACATCAGGAATATAGAAATAACCTTCCTTGTATTTGTTTTCTTCATCATTCCAATATTCAACCTTACACTTTCTCTGAGTAGAATTTACAATACCTTTATTGATAATATTCTGTATCTTAATCTTGTCATCAAGAAAAAGAATATGGGTGGAAAAAGTAATATTAGTTTTGTGGTTAGATAAAGTTTTTCTTTGCAAATCACCGTTATTATCTCTTTCAGCAGACACTTCCATTCTTTGATTAGGTGTAGTGGAATACTCAGCAATACACTTATTAGGAAATATGTTCTTATTAAATGCAATTAGATAACCTTTATAGTTTGCCATATATAACCACCTACCTTATACAAATGCCGACTTACCATTATGCCTTTTCTTGTACAATTCATTCTGCTTAACAATCTCTTTGAAAATGTCGCTACCGTTGATTTTTGCAACAAATTCATATGTATTGCCACCTTTATTTCTAAATATAATAAACATTTCATACAATCTCTTTAAATACAGTAAAATCTGTGAAAGTATCTCTGTGTCCCCATTGTCTGAACTTTCCTGAATCATACCTTTAAGTTTATTAAGAGGTGAAACCACTTCAGGGTTACCGGAAGATGCACCCATATTGTCACCTACTACTGCTAAGGTTGGAGCTTTAACAAGACCACCTTTTGCAAGATGAGGAATTTGTGGAATGTCAAAGCCAAACTTCTTGCCACCGATACTTGGAACCCACTTTGGCACATCAAAACTAATTTTATTTACACCTTTGATAAGTGTATTAAGACCGTCAATTAGGAAGTTGATAGGTGCTTTAATGAATTTTAGAATTCCATTAAACAAATTTTTGAACCACTTACCTACCCCTGAGAATACACTTTTAATACCATTCCACGCACCTTTGAATATGTTGCTGAACCAAGTGCCTACATTTCTAAAAGGTGATTTAATTTTATTAACCATCCTCTGTAATGGTTTTTGCATTGTTTTAAGATTATCGGTAATGCCATTATTAAAACCAAGAACTGCATACCTTGCCGATTTTTTAGTTTTCTTTGATGGCGAATGTTCGTCAAGGCCATACGGTCCGTTTAGAGCCTTAATAAATCCACCTGCCATTTCAATACCCTTTTTGGCAACTGAGTTTATTTCTTTCCTGCTGATGCCATCTGTGTAACCATAGACCGCATTCTTGCCAGATTTTTTTACAGCATTACGCAGATTTTTTAGAGATTTCCACCTTGATTTTTCAATATCACTCGAAGAAATAAGACTTGCATTATAGGCCATAAGGACAGCTGTTGCATCTTTATAATTGCCGTTAACTACTGCCTGCATTTTTGACAAATCACTATTGTCCTTTTCGAGCTGGGCGGTAGATTTTGAAGTGTCCAAGTATGCCTGTTTTGCTTCACTTGCTTTTTTCTTGAGCTTGTCATATTGGTCTCGCAAGTCTGATAAAGTTGATTGTTTACCAGTTGTCTGTACAACATGACCGTCATCAGCGTCAAGATAGTAGCCTCTATTATGCCAAACATAGTACCCTGGGTCATCATATAAAGATTTCTTGTGCTTATCATCAGATAGATTCCATTCGCTTTCAAACTCTGCTAACTTGCCTACTGCATCTTTGTAACTTTGTGCAGCTTTAGCAAATTTTCCTTGTGCCTTTACAATACCTTCGGTGTTAGTTTCGGACAAAGACGATAGGGCAGACGCGGCTGCAACTTGTTTATATTTTTCAATTAGCCCATCAAGATTTGCTTTTACCTTATCAATTTTGCCGGTAATTGTTATTGTTCCGTTACTGTTTTTCTTGATATATTTGTTCCAGTCCTTTTTAAATTCTGGGTATTCTGCAGAAAAATAGTCTCCAATTGTAGTTAATTCTGCCTGTTCTTCAGGTGATAAATCGGCCTTTTGAAGTAGTTTGTCAAGCCTGTCCTTATATCTATCGATAACGCCCATATTATTGGATGTTTCAGTTAGCGAATTTGTCATTTCACCGCATAGGTCATTAATTTCTTGCTTGCAACTTGTTATTGCATCCACATAGGCGGACATTTCTTCTGTCGCTTGCGTAAAACCTAAGTCTTGCATCTTTGTTTCGTTGGCTGATTTAATAGCACCAACAAGCATTGTAATAGCACTTGCGGCGGCAGTAAGCCCAGCAACAACAGGATGTGCCTCAATTGCTGACATTAAACCTTTTAATGCACCGGAAACGGCTCCAATACCGTCTGAAATTGCTTTACCGGTCTTAAATACCGCGACAGCTGTTCCCACAGCAGCAATCCCAACTGCTATACCTTTTAAGGTAGACGGACTTATTTCGCTTACAACATCACCTATAAAATCAAGCGCATCTCCAAGCATTTCTACAAGCCCAGGCACTGCCTTTTCAATTGTCCACTTTGCAAGAGGTAAAAGAACATTTTTATATGCAGATTTTAATTGTTCGCCGCAAGCCTTTGACAATCTTCTAAAGGCTCCCAACAGCTTTTCTACCGACTTGAGTAACGGTGATAGGTCAAGATTTTCAAGCCAGTCAAGACGGATTTTAGCCATATCCTTGAGAAAGCCTGTTACATCCTCTACTATACCGAGGATATCACTCCAAATTTTCTTTCCTGTCCCATTTTTATCCCATGCCTCTTTTATTTTCCTGCGAAAAGTAGCAATACAATTATTTGTATTACGGACATACTCGAGGATATTTGACCATATTCTCTCCCCTGTGCCGTCATTCCACGCCAGTCGAAAGTCCCTACCTACAGTGTCAATAAGCTGGATAAGACTATCTACTCTATCTATAATTGACTGGACTACACTATCTCCAAGACCTGCTTTAGTCCAGGCTTGAGTAAAAGCACTTGCAATATCTCCTACAATTCCAAAGGCAGTTGATAAAAGACTGTTGATATGACTTAAAAGCCTTTTACCGGTTCCGTTTCCCCAAACATTTTTCCACGAGTTGGCGATTTGCTTTATGCCATCAAGGATATTTTTAAAAGCTAGGCTAGCAGATTTTTTAACCTTATCAAACCCAAGCTTTTTTAATGACCTTGCTAGCGCATTAACCTTGTTTTTAGCCTTATCAACAGCAGAATTATTATTTAATAAAGGATTGTTATTTACTAAATTTGATGGTAAATTCTGCGTTTTGTTTTCGGCTGCGGAAGTATTTTGAGTAATAATGTTTAGCTTATCAAAACTAGCAAGACTTCTTTCTGCCTTTTTCTTTGCTTTGGCATTGTTATTAATAGCTTTTGTGTTATTATCAACAGAAGCAGTTGCGTCATCTGCACCGGTTGACAGATTGTTCATACCGGCTGATGATTGTTCACTATTAGAATCACCAAATATCTTCTTAGTAAGGTTTTCAAACCCACTAGCTACCTGTGATAGCTTTGTAACTATTTTTGTAAGAAAACCAAGCATAGGTGAAAACACATTGTTTAACCCTCTGCCTAAAGTTTCTTGCATATCTCCAAAACTATTTTTTAGTTGCTGAATTCTACCTGCAGGTGTATTTGCTAAAGTCTTATTCATATTACCTACATTATCAGTAATAACCTGAGAAAGCATTGCAGCTCTCTGTTCTTCATTGCCATACTTTAAGACCTGTGCTTGTGCATCTGAAAATGTAATACCTACACGAGTAAGTGCAGAGGTTTGACCTTGCATTACTTTACCCATAAGATTGCCTATATTAACCATACTCTCAGATGTTACATTAACACCATTTTGTTGTACTGCAAGATTATTCATTGCCGGCATTAGTTTTTTTAGTGCATCATCAGTTTTAAGGAAAGTTGACAACTGTTGTGCACCGGCAAGTTGAACTTCATCCCCTACAACACCTGTTTCTTGTAAAGCTGATGCATAGTTTTTCACACTTGATATTGCCTTGTTACTTGCACTCATTCTCTGTCGCATAACTGTAGTTAGCTTTGTTTCAGCCTCTGTTTGAATATTTGCAGCAGATACACATTCTTTACTGAACCTAGTTATCATAGCAACACTAAAAGCAGTACCTACTACCTTTGCAATTTTGCTAAAAGAATTTGAAATCTTTGAACTGGCATTATTAGCTTGTGTTTGGATGTTGTTAAGTGACCTTTTAAAGTTGGTGCTATTAAGTATTAAATCAATTCCAATTTGTCCGGCTGTTGTCATTAGCATACCCCCTTCCTAAAATTGGGTATAAAAAATGCGTACACCGCTTGATGTACGCATAAGAAAAGCCACCCTTTAAAGAGTGGCTTAAAACTATAAAACTAATGTTATCTTTGCAGAATTAAAATCGTTAGAATCATCATCCCAATTAAAAGCCTGCAAAGTAAACTCAACTTTATTTATTTTGTTAATTCCGTTATCTTTAAGTTCGTCATCATCAAACCAAGCAATATCATTTGCCTTTTTGCCATTATTTACATCACAGGAAAATGTTGGTTCAATCATAAAACCATTAACAGATACCTCATCTAACTGTATTGTATAGTCGTGACCTGAGTTGTTTTCTACAAGAAATTTCAGCCCAGTTTCGTACTCATTTTTTTCAGTGCCGGTAAATGTCAGCTTTATGCCTCTGTTATTGAAGATAACTTGATTCGTACTATTCTTCTTTTGCTTTGGCTTTGCTTTTTTTGTAGGTTGGACAGTTGTAGTTTTTTCTTCTGTAAAATCATCATCCCCACCTTCGGCAATATCTTCAGCTGTGTATGTTTTACTGCCAACTTGTACCTTATCTATGTAAATTACTGGCATCAGAAAAACATCACTATATCCACCATATGTACCAAAACAAGTAACCTCTTGTTCATCAAACAAATTATTCGCTAAATCAGAGTAGCTGGCGTATACAAATGAAGCAATCCATCTTTCGCTATCACTCGTCTTTATTGACAGTTCGCAAGAGTCTGCATAATCAATAACGCTCTTAACGGTACCTTTTGCATAGATTTTAGTACCTTTTAAACCGTTATCCTCTGCATAAGAGTTAAACTTATCGTACACAGCATACTCATACCCATCAATATCCTTTTGTTTTTGTGAGATCTTACTTGTATTGCGCTCTTTTGTAGGGTTCTTACTGTCGCTTACAAAATCACAACTACACAATGTGCCGACCACCAAAACAAAAATTAGTCCAATTGCTAAAATATTTTTCATTTTTTTGCACCCCTTTTAGTATTATAGGAATATTATATTGCAAAAAATAAAAAAATACAACATTATTTTGACATAGATATAAATGTTTGTTTCATTTTCTCGAGGAATGCACCAACATCTTCTTGGGTAACCTCTTTAGCGTTGCGTGAACGCCATTGATTACGTATTTTATGTTGGCTTGAAGTAAAGTTTTTTAGTATATCTTTATCATCTTCTATTCTGATTTGTACAAGTCTTGCAAGGCTTGTATTAGGACCTAAACCGGATAATAAAGAAACAAACTCACTCCATGGCATTGTCCTAAATTCTTCTGAACGGATAGAGACCCCGTATTCAGACCTAAAGGATGAAATTATTGTGTCAAAATCATCTATTAGGTCATATCCGGGGTCACTGTTTCCCCCTCATTATCTTCAACAGTACCTGCAACAAGTTCAACTGCTGACATAATGACCTGAGAGAAATCTTCAAGGTTAAGGTTCATTTTTTCAATTACTTTTCTGTCTTTCTCATTAAACAGAAGTTCAAAGAAATCATACAGTTTACTTGGGGTTAAATCTTCAAGACTAGGTAAAATCTTTAGCATAGTTACTGCACTGTCATTTACTTCAAAAGTCTTGTCCTTAATCTTAATCTTTGGCTTTTCATCAAAGTTAAGTTTGTCTGTAATATCAATAATTCTACTCATTTTTATCACTCCTTATGCTGCCGGTGTTACCTTAGGCTTACCGTTTGACATAACTTCAAATTCAAGTGGTGCTACATCACCTGTTTCACCACCACCGTTTGATGTTACATTGATAACTGCATTTGTAAATTCAACAGTAGTACCATCCGGAAATGTCCATTTGAAATCTGTGTATAAATCTCTTCCATTTTTCATAGCCAAACCTGCAATATAATCGTTGCCCGGATCACCAACATTACGCTTACCACTGGCAGTAATTGTAATACCCTTAGTAGTAGCTAATCTACTTGTCCAACCCTGCTGGTCAAAAGAATTCCATTCCTGAACACCATTATCAAATGCCACACTAAAACTTGTCATATCGGCAATATTGGCATATGTACCTGATGAGCCGGTTGTCTTTACTTGAAACTGATTTTCATAACAAGGATAAACACCTGTTGTTTTTGCCATAATTAATCTTCCTTTCTTTCAAAAAATATTTTCATCTCAATAACTCTTTCGTACACCTCATTATCAGTACCCACATCTATTGGCTCAGGTGTCAGTAGCTGAATCAGATACACTTTGGAATTATTTATTGTAACATTCTTAATTGTGCGAAGTTTATTATACAGAGTTCTTGCACAAACCTCTGTTTCATTTGCATTATTACTCCAATGAATAAGCAATGATACTGCTATAACATCATAAGACAGTTCTGTGCCAACACCACGAAGAGGCTCTCCATCGGTTTTTAATGTATATACACCGATAGATTTATCTTGCTTATTGTCAAGTCTGCCTATGTAGAAATGTTCTGCACTTATAATTGTTTTCAAGAAATCTCTTACATTTGCTAAAGTCATCATAAGCCTGTAAGCCTCCTATAAATCTTTTCAAAAGCTTCATTACAGAAGTTTTCCCTTGAACCACCCTTTAGCCAAGGGTCAAACCACTTACCACCGGCATTTTTATTGTTGGTTTTCTGAAAGTTAAATTCCGGATGATAATAAAGTCTTCTTGCATATGGAGTGCTTGAACTTATTGTAGTTTTCCCCTGTGCTGAATGTGAGTAGTCAACAAATGTTGACTCATTTTGAAGGTTCCCTGTATCAAAGGGCATTACCTGTGCATTTTTTACTTCTGTCAAAAGTGCATCAGTAGTTTGTTCTAAAGCCGTTACAGTAGCTTTATCAAATTGCCTTATAACATTCATATTAAGTTTAACCTTAGAATTAACATTAATCACTACATCACATCCAATTCAACATAGTTTACTGTACCGTCAGGGTTTCTTCCTTTTGTACACTTAACAATTTCTCTTTTCACACCGTTTACTGTAACATATCCACTGCTAATGGAACTGTTAGGGCAAAAGTCAAAGGGTATCAGCAAAACACCTGTACACTCTACTTTCTTTTTATCACTTGTATATACAGTTTTAACTCTATCTTGATAATTACAGTACAGAGGTGCTAAAAACAATGTATCAGAGGGATATATACTGTCTGATGGATAAATAAACCTACATTCATAAATAACTTTAGGTGCGCCATCTTCTGTTAATCCCTCATCATACACCACAACCTCACAAGGTGTTTTGCAAAACTTTTTCAACACCAATCTGGGAAATTTCATATTATCACCTCATATTGTCGGATAACATAAACCTGTAGTTTTAAGCAGAGAATAAAGTTCTTGTGGAATAGCAACACCACTAACCATCATTAAATTCCAACAACTGCCGAAAGTCATTGATGTACCGTTAATTGAGTAGCTTTGCAGATAGGTAGTAATCAATTCTTCATTTTCTCTATAAAAAGCAGTAAGTCTGCTGTGGACTTCATTGATAACCTGTTTCTGAAAGCAAGTCAATTTGTCATAATTAATACGGTTAAATGTTAGAATGTCAATGTGGTTAGCAGTAGTTATCTCTGTGTTATCATTAGTAATACTTCTAATGTAATCTACATACATAGCCTATTCCTTTTTAGAACTTGACTTTAGCTTTTTAAGTTCAGCTTTTAGCTTGGCATTTTCCTTTTCTACTGCACTAAACTTTTCAAGTGGCACTGTTTTGCCGACACCATATTCTTTTAGTGTACCGTTATCCTCATACACATCATAGCCTTGTGCAAGATAAGCATTTGCCTCTGCCTCTGTGTTTACTGTATAGGACTTATTACCTTTAATAGCTTTCATCTAATCACCTCACATTAAGCCTCTGCGTGAATGATAACACCACTTTTTAGAAGTTCATCAATACCAAATGTACCGTTTACTTTTCTGTTCTGATACATATAATTGTCAGCAGTTCTACTGTCTGTACCGGGAGTAAACATTTTGATATAAGCATACTTAACTCTTGAAACCTGTGCCTCAGGGTCAATAAGGATATAGTCAATCTGCTTTGCAGTACTATCTACCTTACAACCGTCTGTAAAGTCAAATAGTGACTTCATTCTTGCACTAGGCACTTCTACAATCTTGTTAATATCATCAAGAGAACGAACTCTACGGTCAATACCTGAAGATGAACTAACTTCAAGTGTACGCTGAATACCCTCTGCATTTTTTAGTAACTTCTTATAACCTGGTGTTGCATATAGAATAACTCTATCAAGTGGCACACCTGCCTCTGCAAAGGCCTCTAGGTTATCGTCAAAGTCAGCAAGTACATTTGCACTTGTCAGTGCAGTTGTCTTAATCTTTGCATTTACTCTTTTAGCCTCTGCGTAAATCTTGCTATAAGTGTAACTGTCAAGTTCAGGAATAGCCTGTGTCTTTTCAAATCTATTCTGAATGTTACTGACAGTAACTACAAGATTTGTTTCATCAACATCAAGTGGGTCAACAGCGAACTCAATATCTCTGTCATGGTCCAGTGTCTTTGTTTCATAGCCATTTGAATATGTACCTGAGTTAAAGCTACCACCTCTTGTATGGTCCTTGTAACCACTTACAGATAGCTTTGGAATTTTAATATCTTTACCATTGACAATCTGAATGTCGGAATTTGAATGATATAGGTCATCACAAGTTAGTTCTTGACCATATAATTCTCTTAAAACATTATTGAAAATTGTTGCGTATTCTAATACTGCCATAATTTAATTACCTCGTTTCTTTTATTTTTTTGTTTTGATACCAAAGATACCTCTCAAAGTATCTTCATCAGGGTTGTTGTTGTTACCACCATCACCACCGATTTTCTGTACACCTGCACCGTCATTAGACTGTTTCTTTAGTGCCGGTACTTCGTCAAGCACCTTTTTGATAGCCTCTGAAAGTTTGTCATTATCAATCTTGCCGTCAGTAGTTGCACCAGAAAAATCAGCTAACTTTAGCACATATGGAACGCTGGAAACATCCACACCTTGCTTAATAACTTCAAGTGTAGCTACTTGGTTCACCTCTGCAATAAGTCTTGCATTATTGGCTGAATCAAGGTCACTTTGCATTTTGTTAAAGTCAGGTGTGTTCTGCTTTTTCTGTTCCTTAAATGTAGCGATAGCCTGTTGCATTTCATCAGCAGAAAGACCCTGTTGCTTAAAGTAAGACTTTAGAACTGTGTCCTCTGTTGCACTTTGTTTGCCACTGATAATACTTGCCAACTTATCATAATCAATAGTTGGTGTATTACTGTTTGGTTCATTGTTACTTGGTGGGTTGGTGTTTTGATTATTGTTTTGGTTGTTGTTTTGATTATTTGGTTCTGCCATTTTAATCATCCTTTCAGTTTTGTGGGTGTCTCCCAAAATACAGTTATAGAGTGTCTCTCATTTACAGTTGTACGAGTGTCTCTCGTAGTTTAATGCCTTCGGGCAATAAAAAAGCACTAACTTATATGTTAGTGCTAAATTACTTCTTTGTTTCTGCTTTTTGCTTAGGTTCTGCAAAGTCAACAAAACCAAGTTTGTTTAGTTCTGTTGCTCTTTCATCAGAACAATCATACAGTTCACCACTATGCCTTGTACATAGGTTATTCTCAACATCATTAAAGTCCCTAGTAACCTTTACTTTCATATCATCACCACCTTTTAGGTATTAAAAAAGCACTAACAAAATGTTAGTGCCTAATAACAATATTAATTTTTGTAATTACATTTACCGTTGTAAAATGCCCCACACTCAGCTTTTACACATTTCATTGGCTGATGAATGGTTTGTACGATAGTTTCTATTTTTGTACATTGTTCAGGGTTATCGTCATTATAACAATAACTTTCTTTCTGCACAGTGGTTTCCACTTTATCTCTATACGGACATATCAACATATCACCTAATTTCTTTTAAATAAAAATAGCACCTCACAAATCGCAAAGTGCTATAATATAGATTTCAGATATTCTTCATATTCCAAAGGAATACCAATATCATAATTTTTATAGTAGTGCAAAAAATCCAACGGGAAAACATATTTCCCATCCTTATATTTACCAGCTTGTATTCTTTCACCAGTAAACATATCATAAGTTGGTAAACTAGTAGCCCAAACATCTAAGTTTTCTATGTGCTTAATAACTTTCTTTTTATCAATTTTATTATTTATCTTTGATAATTCATCAAAGCTATCTGTAAGAGTAGAATATGGCATATTATCCCAATAACCAAAAAATTTCATTCCATTTTTTTCTGTCATTTTATACGCCCCCTCTGATTAGGTTTATATGTTATCATTTTACCTGTTTCTTCTTCACCAACTGAAAAAGTTCCGTTACTTCTTATGTACAATACATCACTAGGAGCTTCAACACAAACTCCTAAAGCATTGGATAATTCTTCAGCAAAGCAATAATTACCATCTACTATTTTACCTGTACTACATGATAATAAACGAATATTCTCTCCGTTATAATCTTTTCTACGCCTTATAACATCTGCTAATAATCTAGGTGAAGTGTTTGGCGCATCTGTACCAAAGCACATTGCAGTAGGAGTGCCATGCATACCTACATCATAGTAACTATCCTTTGATTTTACTTTTTTGATAAACTGATTAAGTAAATCACCTTTAGGAAAACAAGAAAAACCTGACTTTAGTTTTTGGATATTTGAAGTATCAATATCTTTCAACTTATCTCTTGCATCAACACTTCTTAATTTAATTATACCACTTTCACTAGAATTTTCAACAGAATTTTCAATTATTTCATCAAGTTTTTCTTTATATTTTTCATTACTTGTATGCCAATCATCAGCTCTATTCTGATACTTTATTTTATTATTTTCATCAAGGCTATGTTGGGCAAGTCTGTTGTATCGTTTTTCTTGTCTTTCTGCGTTTTGTTGCTTTGTTTCTAGGGTTTCTCTTTCTTCCATTTTGGCAAGTTCTTCATTGCTTACAGGTTCAAGAGAGGTAATACCCTCGTAATAGGTACTTGTACTGTCCTTACACCTTGGATGAAACAAACCACCTGCGATAGCCTCACTAAGCAAAGGATAATTACCGTCAGCTTTACTGCCACCGGAATACACATCATCAATAAACACCCTACCAATGTACTGTGCACAATCAGGACAACCACCTTGACGAGAATTAACCACTACAAGTAAGATACCCCATTCTTGCCTTTTCTGACCTTCACCGTAGAGATATGCCCTTTTATTAGCAGTACGAATTGCCATATCTGCATAGTCGGAAAGTGTATGCCTAGCACCGTTACGATATTCCACACAATTAAGACCTGCTTGTAGCATATCCTTAACTGCCATATCAACTGCTTTTTCATATGTACCTGCACCACTGTTTGTATAGACCTGAGCATTGAAAATAGCTTTTCTGTACTTATCGTTAGACATTCTGAGTATTGCAGTTTCTGCCTTTTCCATATCACTCTTAGTTGCATTAATAAGTGCATCTAACTTTCTGTCATTGACTTTGAAAAATTCACCGGTAGCTGAAGGACTTACCTTACCGACTTTAAAGCCTTTTTTAATAGCTTTTAATATTTCAGCCTCTTGCTTTGCATTGCCGTCAGCCATTGCAGTTTTCAGCATTTCCTCAATTTTCTTATTTAATGTAGAAAACTGTTTACCGTATTTCTTTTGGTTGGTTCTACGGTACTGTTCAAGGCTTTTAAGTTGTTCAGACTGCCACTGTGACCAGTTATAACCTTCTTTTTCTTCCTCTGCCCTATGATTTTTAAAATTTCTCATCATACTGTCGATGAGTTCATTTTCTATGGTTTCAAAGGCTTTGGAAATATCATAATCAGCCATTGTTTAGTACCGTATTTAGGTCATCAATTTCAGAGGTTTCATCAAGAGTGGTTATGCCTTGTTCTTCCTTAATTCTTTTGACTTCCTCAGCTTTCCAATCAGCACACTTACTATCTCCATAGAGCTTTTCAACAGAAGTTTCAACACTCATTATTGCACTTTGTCTTGCTTTACCAACAGTTTCTACTTGACTTTCAAAGCTAGGGTTAGCATACTCTCTAAAGTTAATTGCCACATCAAGGTCAGTCGGTACTAAGGCTTTATTTGTTAATTCATAATAAGCATTAAGTACAGACTTAACAAGACTAGGCAATGATTTTTCAAGGAGTTTAACAAAGTTCTGTCTTGTATATAAAGTAGTCTTTTCTTTTTCTCTCTGTGCCTCTGCATTGTCCAATTTCTTATTATCAATACCAAGTGTACTTGGACTGATAACACCCTGTAGGCACAAATCTAAAGCAGTTACATAGGCTGATAGGTAACTTTCGTGTTGAATAGACGGTGACTCTGTTACAATCTTATTGCCTACACCCTCTGTCATATCGTTACCTATAGCAATGTACCTGTTGTCAAATGGGTTTGGTGCAATAGGCTCACCTGTTTCAGGGTTTCTAGGTATGTAACAATCAGGCATATATGTTTTTGTTCTGGCTGAACGAGAGGCATCCATCCACTGTGACCATATTTCATCTATACTGTCAAAGGCATCTTCCTTGTTACTGATAATACCCTTACCTCTGCCCTCATAAAAGCCATTGCTATAAATTAAAGGTACTGCCCACATATATGACTTATCAAATGTGATGCCCTCACTATCTATCCAAGACAAGGCACTGACAGTATGAAGGTCAACCTCTCTTCCGTTGTTGTCATATAAAGCATATTTGATATATCCATATCCGTAGGTCTCTTCAAACTGATAGCACCTTGTCTTTTCTGTGTATTCTGTATAGAACTTAATTTCTCTGATTCTGCCACGAACATAAGTGTATTTTACCTTTTCGGCACCGTACCACTCAATGATAGGTAATTCTGAAATCTCATTGTCAAAGGAAATCTTAAATGCACCGTCACCTACTATTGCAAGGTCCTTAATTGCACTTTCAAGCACATCAGCAAAATTATTTTCTTTCTGTATTTTTTCCCATATTTCTTCATATTCGGTTGTATTATTATTGTGTATTTCAATACCGTTAAAATCGGTTTTTAGAATATTTGTAATAACATCAACCATTAAGGCAGGGATAGCAACATGGATTTTCTGTATTTCCTGACCTGCTGTAGGTCTAGCTTTCCAAAACATTGTTTTCTGAACATCAAGACTTCCATACAGTTCTTGAAGTTGCTTACTCTTGCCCCAATACCATATTCTGTTTTTAGCACAATCAGTTAGGTGGTTTACACCCTCACTGATTGTAATGGTAGTATCTGATGCAGAAGTAATCCTAAGAAAACTCCTTAATCCTTTTCTTACTGTATCAGCCATTCTATTAATCAGCCCCATTCTCTACTCACATCCTATCTTATCCTTATAGGGTAGCCACCCATACTGTGATGAGTTTATAAAGTGATCATTACCATCTTCAGGAGTATTGTCTTTATCCTCTAGCCAAGAATACAGTTCGTATTCCTGTATAGTGCTTGTACAATGTTCCAATATAAAATAATGCCCTTTAGCAAACCAGCCTAAGAGCATATTAATTCTATCTATTATTGTTGTTTTCTTGTATGCGTTATTAAATGTAAATACACAACCGTTCTTGCGTTTATATTTGTTCAATTCTGTTATAGTCGCTTGATCTGCATTATCAATAAATACATTTCTTGCAAGTCCCCACTCAGCTTGATTTTTCTTTAAAAATTCAATGTAGTTTATAGCCACATCAGATGGTGCCAGTGGTGTTTTTAGTTTTGCATTATTATATTCCTTTTCGTCTAGCTGAATACAATTACCTCTATTAGTTATTCCAAAGAAGGTCATTGCTATTGTGTCAGGTGACTTTTGGGAATATGCAGTATCAAGCCCTGAAGTAAAGATAATAAAATGTTCCTTTTTTCTATCGTCAGTAAGGAACTGCTTTGCCCATTCTTTTGATTTAATATGAACATTTCTGTCAAAGTTACTGAACACAAGACCTGTAGCCCTGCCTCTAAGTCCAAGGATTTTATTCTTGTAGAGCTTTGTTCCTTTTGGAACATTCAATTTAATTTGTTCTATTTTAGTTTTTGGCAGTCCTAGGTTATGTTCAAAAGAAAAGAACCAATGGACCCAATTAGGCTTTGGTTCTTCTGTTAGCATATTTAATATTTCTTTCGGTGTATCTGACTTGTACTTTTCAAGTGGTCTGGAACAGTTAATGTACTCCTTATACACCGGTAAATTAGGGTCATCAGGATTAAGAGTAGCCATAAAGTAGTCACAACGCATACTTGCTTCTCTCACAAAGTCTATATCTGCTGTATTGATTTCATCAATATACAAGCAACCATACTGACCACCCAGAGCCTTCTGCCACTTTTTCTTATCACCATAACCCATAACATACACAATCTTATTTCCCTTGTTTGTATGGAACAGAATGTGTGGTATCTTTTCATCCTTAGTACCGGTGCCGTTGTACTCTGTAAGAACACCAAAGTCATCAACAACACCAAGGTCCTTATTAATAATATTCTTTTCAGCAGTACCTGTATCTTTTGAGGCAATGATATGATATTTCTTATTACTCTGTGCAACCTTTAGAAAAAATTTAAAGATACCTACCGTTGTTTTTCCTGCAGCAGTAGTACCTTCAAGAAACTCAACCGGTGCTTTACATTTGATGAAATCTTTATACTTTTGAGAAAGTAATAAATTACTCATCATCAACACTCATTTGCTTAATCAGGTCATCAAGTTTAGAAACTTCTGCACCAACATTTGCATCAACTTTTAGGGTATATTCACCTGTCATTTTGTTAAGGGTATCAATAGCCCTGATTCTGTCAGATGTTTCTTCTAAATCGTTTCTTGCAATATCAGATAATGTTACTTGTCTGTCTTTTGCACACATTATTCTTTCATCTTTCAGCTTATCGGAAATTTCTTTGATGTACTGTGTTATTGCAGTATTTTGTAGTAGTTTTGATGCATTAGTGTTTGCATATTTTTTTGAATATCCTGCTTTTATTGCACTTTCTGTGGCATTACCACTCTGTGCATAATATTCAGCAAATTTCTTTTGTCTTGCGTTTAGCTTATCATTCATGATAACACCACCTTTCGATAATTTATAGCAAAAGAAAAAGGCTAAGCAGTGCTTAACCTTTGGGAAGTTTATTTAATTGACGAAACTTTTACCTTAAAATGCTTGTGATTGTAATCCGTTTTTTGTTTTGGATTATTAAGTTCTTCAAGCTTAACATTTAGGACTTGTTTTAAGCATTCTAATTTAAAATTGTAGTACTTTTCTATTTTTTCACAATCCTCTCTATTTTCCTTATCTACTAAATACAACACAATTAGAAATAATAATAAAAGAACCATAACCGATATTAAATTATCTGAAACATTTTTACGAATATTATTCAACAAGTCTATAACTGTACTCTTATTTTTTTCAACTGTGGATACAATCAACGTAAAACAAGCAATTCCTACTGAAGCAATGATAGATATAATGGGAATAATAACACTTAACAAATTTATCGCATATGGCATAAGATTATGAGGAAATGGTTGCTTTTTTGTTTTTATGTATAATTGTTCATTCTTTATCTCATCAGCACTCATATTGCTATATATGTAATTACATAATTTTAATTTCACACTCAAATAAGTATCTTCACCATTTAATCTTATCGGAGTATCTTTTTCCAGTTCTTTTTGTATGGTACAATCTATAGTTTTCATAGTACTATCACCTCATATGTTATTATATCGAAATAAAACAACAAAATAAAGTAATTTGTCAAATTTTGTATATACGCACAAGTAATAATTATTATGTATGTGCAATTTCACAACAAAACCCACCTAAGTGTTTAGGTGGGCAATGCTGAATTTTTTACAAGAGGAATAGTAGAAGTGAAAATCATTCTTGCAATCTTATCTATCTCTTTATCGGTTTTCCATAATATCATTATAGCACTTTCTATAGTGGCTTTTAATGGCTATTTAATACTTTGCTAAACTCTTTCAAGGCTTTCCCATGTATTCTATATACCCATCTCAAATCATAATTCATACAATCAGCTACCTGCTCCCATGTTTTATGATTTAGGTAATACTCTGTCAGAACTGTTTTATATCGTTCATCAGTCAGCCTATGTATAAGGGTTCTGGCTTGTTTCTTTAGTTCTACAAGCTGGTCAATTTCTTCATTGATTTTCTCTTGTAATAAAACAATCTTATCAATAATCTTTGTAAAGTCACCACCACTTCCGGAACTCTGTACCCTTTCACTTTGGCTCTGTGGACTTACTTGTAATGACTTTAGCTTTAGGTGATACAGTTCATCACTCTTAGTATTAATGCTTATATCAGCAAATCTGACACGATTAAGGTACTCTTTAGCGTTCATTGTTTCACATCCTTTAGTTTCTGCATTTCATACTTTAGGTCTGCACAATCTCGTATCATCCTAGAATTCCAACTAATCAAAATATGAAATGCCACTTCTTGTGGACTTGTTTCTCTGTCAATTACTTCAACACCATCTCTCAAGGCATCAAGAAATGTATAATACTCAGTTTCAGAAATATCTCCGTAACCAAAAGCCTCTGCCAATTCATCTTCTGATGCATATTCCAGCACCTTCTTTTTGCGTTCCTCACGATTAGCTTTAATTCTTGTGATAGTTTTCTGTAATGCTCTGATTGCAGTATCAAGCTTTTTGATAACTATTTCTCAACCCTTAATTTCAACCTTTAAATCTTCACTTGTCATATAGCAATCTCCCCACTTTCAATCTTAGCTCTATACTGACCGTAGCTTAACCTTGTACCGTTTTCTTCGTTGTACTTATGTAAGTTATACAAAGTACGGTTAAGGTTATGTTCTCTTGACTGCTTTGACTCTGCTTTCTGTTTATCTGATTTATGAGTAATGGTATCTTCACTTTTACATTCATCACACTTTTTAACTCTTGGATTAAATGTAACAAATTTCTTCCCACACATTTTACAATTCTTAAAATACTGATTTACCATATCACTTTACTATTCCTTTCTCTTTTAGGTATTTTATTGTTACTTCTTCAAATTCAAATCTTTGTGAATCACTCAAAGGAACTCTAGGTACTATGCCTAACTTTGCTTTGTATCTCAAATAAATTTTTCTGATAAGTGGATGATTTACATTCAGCTTATAGCCATACGGGTTGTTGTTATTGAACATTGGTACAAATTCTGTTTCATCACTTCTCATTGCTACCTACCAATTTCCACACAACGCATCTGTTAGTGTCTGTATCAAACCACTCACAGTGCCTAACACATTCTTTTTGAGTTAAAGGACACTTTCTAACAACTTTGATTTTTTGTTGTCCACTATCAAGCATACACTTGCTGAACTTACACTCTCTTCCTCTTCTGACCATACAAGGAAGTTCAAGATGTTTGCATTCCATAACTTTCACCTTTCTTCATCAAACATGGAGTAGTTCTCTAATTCGTCAATGTCATATGAGGTTGATGAACTGTACTGAGGATTGTTTTTTCTCTCAATCTGTTCCCACTTGTCAGCTAATGACTTCCAGTCTGTTATCTCTTTGCCCTTGTACTTCCAATCATAGGCGTTGTAGTGGTCAAAGAATTTTTTATAGTCAAAACTGTATTTTTTTGATTTGCAATACAGTTCAATTTCTTTCAATGTTGGTTTTGTTTGTTTTTCTTCATTCTCACTATAACTTAACAAACAAACGTTATGTTTATTCTGTATTGTTTTATCTGTATTGTATTGGTACTCATTTTTGAGTACCTTTGTGCCCAAATTTGAGTACCCCCCGTACTCATTTTTGGGTACCCTATCTGCCCAATTTTGAGTACCCTCTACTCGTTTTTGAGTACCACCTACCCATTTTTGGGTATCCTCAATTTTGGGTACCCTCTCCCCATTTTTGAGTACCCATTTTTCGTAATTTTTATTAATTCCAAACATCTTTGCTGAGGCATCAGCACCCCTTGAAATTAACACATTATACTCCACTAAAGACTTTAAACATCTTCTAACAGTCTTTAGTGGAATACCTGTACCGTCTGATATGTAAGTGGCAGAGAGCTTCTTTATTTTTTTGTTATAACCATAAGTCTGATACAAAATAAAATGAACTATCCTTAATTCAGAACCGTTTAAATTAACCTTAAATAAGGCTTGATACAGTTCATTTGCTATTCTTATGTAACCGTCTTCAAGTTTAGGATTTGCCATTACTCTCACCTAATATTTCAATTATTCTATGTCCTGTATCTTGCTTATTACAGAACACAAATTCAGTATCAAATGTATTGCTGATAATAGATAACTTCTTATATAGTTGTTCACCGGAAAGTGCCAAAGGACTTTTTTCAAGTCTTGGATTGACCCATTCTCTAACATCTTCCAGTTTGCCTATATTTTCTCCATGTTCCACTAAAAACACTATATGTATTCCATACTCTTTTGCTCTCTTTAGCTCTGCTATAAAGCGTTTATGGTCTTGGCACACATTGTTACACACTTCTAATAAATTCTGCTTACGGTCAACTACAAGAAAAGGATTGTCCATTCTCATATAGTCACCTATAAATAACTTTGAACGGAAGTATTTAACATTCTCTTTATTAAATGTGGAAACAATTTGTTTTATAGCTTTTGACTTATCTCTAGTATCAATTTGTATAGTCATAAAATCACCTCTAAAAAGGCAGATCATCATCAACCGGTAAATCATCTACCATACTTGGTATTGGCGTATTTGTAGCAGTAGTATTATTTTTACTTTTGCCCTGTGGAAACTCTGTATTTTCTACTATCACTTCATAAGACACTCGATTATTACCGTTATTATCTACCCATTTTCTTGTTTCTAATCTGCCTTTTATAACAATACCATCACCTTTATTAAAATACTTACTAATAAAGGTTGCTGTTTTTCTCCACGCAATACAAGGAATAAAATCAGCAGTTACTTCATCATTACTCTTTGCATATGCTCTGTTTACTGCTATTGTAAAAGGTAGCACATCAACCCCGGAATTAGTTGCTTTTAATTCCGGGGCTTTAGTCAATCTACCTGCTAAAACTATATTATTCAAATTCCAGTTCCTCCAAACTTATTGGATTTTTAAGTACCTTGGTTTCCTTGCAATAATCACAATGCTCACATCTTTCAGGTTCAAAAACACCTTTCTTGATACCGTCATAAAATTGCACTTTATCCTTAAAATTCTTCAATTCAATATCAAGGTAGCTTTGTGGCACTTCAATTACTGCAAGGTCAGGTACTGTTTCTTTGGTTACTGCTGCAATAAAGAATGGTAACTGTTTGCCTGTATTCTGCCTTACAATCTCTTGATATACTGCACCTTGCAAGTCATATCTCCATGCCTCAATCCAATTAAGTCTGCCTCTCTCCTCTACATAGATCGGTTTAAAGTCTTTCATACACTTTAAATCAACAATCATACTGTCAGGATGGTAACTGTCAATCTTGATTTTAACCGGTACACCCTCAATTTCACCGGTCATAATAATCTGTTTGTCACCACTCATAAACTTCATAAACAATTCATCTTGTTCTACTCTGTTTATAATTTCATTAGCTTTACGATATTCAGATCTAAGGTCACCCTTTTTAGTGAATATCTCTGGGTTCTTTGCCTTAAAAATATCAAGTGTACCTTCAAAATGTGCATCAACATAAGAACCTACAAGAAGAGAAGATGTCTGTTCTCTCTCATAATTGCCTGTAACCTCTGCAAGAGCAGAGGCTTGGCATTCTTCAAAAGATTTAAACTGTGATACACCCATATACTTCATCTGATTTTCAATACTGAAATAGTTTTCATTATTAAGCATTTTCCTTAATCTCCTTTGCTTTATTTGTAGCACAATCGGCACATAGTGCTTGTCCGTACTTTTTCTTAGTATAAATTGCAGTTTGTTGTGCAGTCATACTACCTGCCGGATGAATTTCATTTCCACAGATTTCACATTTAGGTAGTTGTTCATTGATCTGTGGAGCTTTATCTCTTATGCGTATTCCACCCACTCTTTCTCTACCAAACATAATAGATGGGTCAGGATAAACGGCTATTCTTGTACCTTGCCAATCTTCTACATAAGGACTACCGGCAATCTTCTGAATAGCTTTCATATTAGTTTTGTTAAGAATCATTGGTTTAATATTCTCTACAAAGTGACAAATAGTACACTCTTCTTTTCTTCCACCCGGACCTGTTACAACTTCATTACTAACAGTCTTGATTGTACCTACAATATCCTTATTATCACTAAAGGAATAAACGCCCAAATAGTTAGGGTTAGTTAATGCTTTCCAATGTGTTTTACTCACTTCTATCACTCCTTATAGTTCAGTTACTAATAACTCACTGTCATTAGTTGTCCTTGTAGCAATAAACTGCAATCCCTTATCCTTACACTTTTCATATAGCTTTTTACGGCTAATATCATCCAGTTTCTCTGCACCGTCAATAAGAATGATTTGAAGACCACTAGGGTTATGTATTGCAATATCAACACATAATTCAAGTAACTCACCGTCAGAACGGTTAGAGATTGGCAATCCATTAATAAGTGGAATACCATCCTTAACTGTAAGTCCCTCAACCGGAAGTGTTGCAGTTTCAAGAATTTCTCCGGGAAGTTCCCTAGCTAACTCAATTTTCTCAGTATAAGCCTCTGAAACCTCTTTTAATTCAGCAATTTCAGACTGCATGGAAGTCATACGGAAATACTCATTAAGGTGTTTCATCATCTTTTCAGCCTCATTGATTTCATTTTGTAAATCATCAACAGGTGTAATAGGTAACGAAATAAACTGTTCTGCAACACCAATATCTGAGTCAAGTTTTGCCTTTGCAACATCATAGTTAGAATTAGCAATTTTAACCTTATCTTGTAGCTTATCGTCAATGGTTAATAGCTTATCTTCACAAGCCTTAATCTCTGCTTTTAGTCTTGCTATTGTGGAATTAAGGTTGTCCTTCTCATTTGCAATGACCTTTTCTGCTCCTGAAATTTCCATTTCTCTTGTAGCCTCAATACCACGCAACTTGTTATCATAACTATCCTTAAAGGCTCTTGCTCTTTCAATCTTGTTGTTTCTATCCCTAATTTTCATTAGTTCTTCATACTTTGATGACAGGTCATAATTCTTCCATTTTTCAGCTTGGTAATCAGATGGAATGTCCTTAGCAATATCCTCAACAAAGGCTTTCTTATTGCGAATTTCTCGGTTAATATCTTGCCTACTCTGAAAGTACACACCATTCTCTGATTGAATATCATTAAGAATTTGGAGAATATTCTGTTCATAGTCAACACCTTGTGGAATTTCTCCAAACTGTTCCTTAATCCAATTCATATCCCATTTAAAGTCTATTAAATCAAGGATAGCTCTGTTCTGTTCTTGCTTTGTCATCTGAGTAAACTCTACAGGATTAAGTTGTAGAGGTGTGATAATGGACTTTAGGAAAGTTTCGGGCTTTGTTATTCTGTTACCATTTTCGTTAATGTTAATGGAATCAGCCTTGTTGGTTCTAGCCTTTCTGTCAATAGTTAAACCACTGTCTGTTTCAACAATGATTTCACCTTCATTCTCACCTTCTTTGATAATCCAATCACGATTGGAACGGTTGGTAAGACAATACCTAATGGCATCCAAAACAGATGTCTTACCTGCACCCTTTTGTCCTGTAATTTCAATGCTATTGCCATTAATCTGTTGTTCTGAGATACCAAACAGAGATTTTATTGTAATCTTGGAAGTTTTCATTTTTACTATTCCTTTCACTTATACACTTGACATTTTAGAAATTTTTCTCTAAAATGAAATTAGTTTACTTTAATATGTTCCGTAATAGGAACACCTTTCAGGTCACTAAGAAACTGCAATTTCTTAGTGGCTTTTTCTTTTGTTTTGGTTCATACTTCTTCACCCTCAACAATGTGTTCAACTTCTTCTGGTTTTGTTCCTAGTGCCTCTTCAAAACACCTTGTTTGGAAATCATCCTTAGTGATACAAAGGTTTTCCCTACTGTACGCAACCTTAAAATTGTCCATAATATAAGACAATATGCGTGGCAAAACATAGACCATACCAAAGTAGAGAAACGGAAGAAGTAAGAAACCACCATGCTTAGACATTAGATTGATATGTAGCACTAAGGAAACAATGATTGTAACCACTATTGATACTGCCAGTCCTACTGCCTTAATCTTTTCTTTCATCTTCACTCTCCAACTTTCTCAGCAGTCTTGCTATCTGATTTTGACTTTCCTTAATCATCTCTAGCAAGTGCCTCTGTTCGTTCATCACTTCGTTCCAGCTATTCTGTAGCCACTTGGTATTATCTGTGTGAGCCTTATTCAGACAACCTATAACACCTAGGACTAGAAGTACAAATGCTAGAATGATAACTGCAATAGTGAAACTTCCCACTTTTTTCACTTCCTTTCTTTTGCCTAATTCAGTAGTGCTGAATCAGGATGGTTATTCACATAGTCAGTCATACCCTGACTTATTCTTGAACATATGCCACTTATGTAGCGTTGTTCTTGTTCTTTGGTTAGATGATTGGTCTTGTTGCCGTTGTGGTCCTTTTCTGCCCATAACACTTGCTTACCACCATCATTAACCCATACCCTATAAGATAACTCTTTTGCCATTTCATCACCTCACTAAAAGTTATGTTGTGCCTTGATTGTCCTATTCTTTTAATTTTTTCACATTTTCAATAAAACTTTTCAAAATTCTTGTAATTTTCATCAAAAAGTTATAAAATGCAAGAGAAATGTTTAAAAGGAAGGAAGATATTATGTCAAAAAATGATATTCCTAATATTGACCCTGTTTCTAATATTCTTAATACTGAACAAGCTAAAAATCTTACTAATCCACCTTGCAAGTCTTTTGGTACTGCTTTAGGAGACCTATGCGATTTATGTTTTGGTGGTCTTCATGAAAAAGCTGAAAAAAGTAGGCTTATCCGTAAAAAGAATCTTGAAGAATTTAAAAAGACCCTAGCCGATAGTGTTGATAATATTCCTGAAGAAAATCAAATAGAACCTAAAGAATCTATCATCTTGCCGGCACTTGATACTTCAAAGTATTACCTTGATGAAAGAGAAATCAGAAACATGTTTGAAAAATTAATTGTGAATTCAATGGATAATCGTATGGCCACTAAAGTTCATCCTTCATTTGCAGAAATTATCAAACAAATGTCACCATTAGATGCTCAAAATCTCAAACTTTTTCAAACTAAAATTCAATATCCTATTCTACAATTAAAAATTGTTGATGATAAAAATCGCAGTAAATTGATTACTTCATACCTATTTATTAGTAATCCAAACTGTGATGATATAGATTTACAAAATGTTTCAATATCATCTCTTAGTAGATTAGGTTTAATAGAAACTATATATAGTGGGCATTTATCAAATGATGATTACTATAAACCATTTTTTGAAACACAATATTACAAATGCTTAAAGGAAGAATTTGATAAAATTAATCACTGCAAAGGAGAAAATAATAAGTTAGCATTCAATAAAGGATATGCACAAATCACTCCACTAGGAGAATCCTTTATTGATGTTTGTCTTTCTCCTTTGCCCAACGAATCAAATCCATAATATTATTTTCATAACTTGTCAAAAAGTCGTCTATTATCTTAAAGAAATGGACGGCTATTATTTTTGCAGTTATAAAACTTGCAATCAGTACAATAACTAATACAAGTAATATTATCCCGACTAGTTCCAATTTCTCACCTACTTTCAATTGTCTTGTATCCTTTCAAATGTTATAATCAGTTTGAAAGGATGGATTTTATGTTAGATAGAAAATGCAGAAAAATAGTTAAATGTTGTTATAAGCACTTTCGAGATAAGGGGATCATCCAAACAGATGACCTGCAAAAGCACTTAAAATTAGACACAATGGAAATATACTATTGTTGCAATAGATTAAATGAACTCGGTTATTTTGATATATACCAAACATCTATTGTACATACTGTACATTTTGTGCCGGGATACAAGATTTTTAATTATAAAGAAAATTCTCGTACAGAAATAAAGTCCTTTATAATTAAATCTGTTATCATCCCAATAATTACTGCACTAGTAACCAGTTTGTTAACAACGCTGATATTACAGATGATATAATTGCAGTTACAACGGATGTAAAAATTGGATGTTTCATTAGCCATTGTAGAATTGTAAACATCATTCTCACCTACTTTCTGATAAGTCCCAATTATGGGACAGTTGATTTGGTATAATTACTTGTGGGTGAATATCAGCTTATTAAAGTTGGTACTTTACTTCTTCCAAGTAAATAATCAATATTACAGTTGAATATATCTGCTAATTGAATAAGTCTGCTTGTAGGAATGTTGCCTTTTGTAAGCCAGTTGTAATATGTTTTTCTCTCAACACCTAACATCTCACTTAGCTTATCTTGTGAAATATTCATACGAATTCTTTCAGCCTCTAAGTTTGGATACTTATAGTTATTGTACATTTTATGCACCTCACTTTCTACTCATTTTGAGTTATTTCTCTTGTATTATATACCCGTTTTGAGTATTTGTAAAGTAAAAAAATACCCAAATTGAGATATGTATTTTTGTACATTTTCACAATTTGAGTAATTTTACAGTTTTCAATATTGACTTATTACACATTTTGAGTAAAATATAATTATATTCAATATGAAGGGACTGATATAATGAGAATTAAGGAGTTGCGTAATGAAAGGCATTTGAGTATGGCACAAGTTGCAAGAGATTTAAACATACCTTATACAACTTATGTAAACTATGAAAAAGAAGCAAGAGAACCTAATTCAGAATTATTGATACAGTTAGCTGATTACTTTAACTGTTCAGTAGATTATTTAATTGGCAGAAGTGATGAGCGAATTACAGATAAAGTTTTAGATAAAGTAAATGAAATTGATACTGATGTTCTTGAAAAGTATGGTAATATATATGAAGCTAAAAAAGCTATGGACTTAGATCGTAAAATAGATACCAGCAGTATTCAATATGCTGCATATCAAGAGTTAGAAGGTGAATCTGATGAAGTAGTTAAGGATGTTATCAATTTTATTAAGTTTAGAAAGTCACAGGAAAAGAATAACGAATAAAGGGATAATATGACACTTACTGAGGTATATAGAGAAATAGACAGAAATGGTATTGATGTGTACTACTTCCCTATGGAAAGCTCTGCTAAAGGAATAGCTTTGCCGGATGGAAGTATTGCTATTGATACAGATAAAATCGAAAACGATATAGAAGAAAAAGAAGTTGCATATCACGAATGTGCACACATTAAAACAGGTAGTTTCTACAATCTTAATTCCCCATTTGACATTAAGGGAAAGCAAGAAAAAAGAGCTTGGAAAGAAACTATCATAACACTTGTACCACTTGATGAATTTACTGAGGCTATAAACAGTGGTATTACACAGTGTTGGGAACTTGCAGAACTGTTTGAAGTATCTGAGGACCTTATGCAAAAAGCTATGGAAATGTACTACAATGTAGTTAATAATATAGAATAAAAAAGAATAAAAAAAGAACCTCAACTACCTTTTTGGTACTTGAGGCTATAAGGAGTGAGATAAATGGGTTTATTTGATACATTTAAAGGTAATCAGTATAAGAAAGAAGTAGAAATGCTACAAGCTAAAATTCAGGAACTTACTAGCACTTTTACTCCAGAAATGCGTCAGGCTGAAAACATACAAAATCTAATAAGCAATTTACAAAATGAAGTTAATAGCTTAAACAATGTTATAGCACAGAAAAATAGTGAAATTGCAAATCTAAACAATGTTGTCTCTAGTTTAAACAATGAGATACAAGATAAAAAGTCACAGATAATTAATCTTGATGAAGAGTCCATAATGCAAGATTTTGGACTTTATCAGCCTATATATGATTTTGCTAATTCTGAAATGTATAAAGAAAGACTTACTTCAATTAGGCAAGAGCAAAAGGACATCATCAAAAATAACTGTGCAGTTACCGGAAATAAAAATTGGACTGTCAATGGTAGTAAAGCACAAGGTAATAAAATGGTAAAAGATATGCAAAAACTTTTGCTTAGAGCATTTAATAGTGAATGCGATGAGTTAATTAACAAGGTAAAATACAATACCTTTGATTCATCATTAAAAAGAATGCAGAAGTCTTGTGAGGCAATTTCCAAACTTGGTACTATAATGAGTGTTGCTATTACCTCACAATATTTCAATGCTAAGTATGAAGAACTTTGTCTTGCACTTGAATATAGAATGAAAAAGCAAGAAGAAAAAGAAGAACAAAAGGAAATTCGTGCTAGACTTCGTGAAGAGGCAAAACTCCAAAAAGAAATTGAAGAGGCCAGAAAGAAAGTCCTTAAAGAAAAAAGCCACTACACAAATGCTTTAGAAAAATTAGAAACACAAATCGCTAAAGCTGATGGAAATGAAAAGGCTGAACTACTTAACAAAAAGGCTGAAATTGAAAGCCAACTTTCTGAAATTCAGAAATCTATTGAAAATATTGATTACAGAGAGGCTAATGCAAGAGCCGGTTATGTGTATGTAATATCAAACATTGGTGCTTTTGGCGAGAATGTTTATAAAATCGGTATGACTAGAAGACTTGAACCACAAGACAGAGTTGACGAACTTGGTGATGCCTCAGTACCATTCAAGTTTGATGTTCATGCAATGATTTTTTCTGATGATGCCCCTGCACTTGAAAATGCACTACATAAAGCTTTTGAAAACCGTAAAGTTAATATGGTTAATTCCAGAAGAGAATTCTTCAATGTTACTCTTGATGAAATAGAAGAAGTTGTTAAGCAGAATTTTGACAAAACTGTTGAGTTCACTCGCTTTGCACCGGCTGAACAGTATAGAGAGTCTTTGAAGATTAAAGAATGCTTACAACAAAAATAGTTCTATAAAATTAAGGGAGTAGCAAAATGCGACTCCCTAACAAAAGAAAAAGCACTACCTTGATGGGAACAAGATAGTGCTTATATGAAAGTAAAGAGTGGTTGTTTCACTTTCAGTATAATTATAATATATTTTGGCATATTATGTCAATACTAGGAGTGAAAAAAATGGCAACAAAAACAATTAAAAAAACCGTATATTTTTACAAAACAATTCCAGACTATTCTCTTTTTTCAAATAAGATAGATGATCCATCTATGCTTCAAAGCATGTTTAGAAAATGCTTTCCACAATTAGGAGAATATCGTTCTAAAGATATGAAAATTGGAATTGAAATTATTTCATCTGATGAAAATCACTTATTTGGAAGATTTCTTAAAGAGGACGAACCAAAAGATGAATTTTTAAAATTAAAAGTAATAAACAATGATAACAAAGAAGATCTTAATCAAAATGTTATTTTTGAATACTTTTCTTTCTTTTACATTGATATTAACAAGTGCATCACCTCAATTATTTCAAGCATACATTCTGGAAAATTTACTAAAATGATTAATCAATTTTTGCTTCAAGAAAATTTTCACATTGGATTTATTCCTTATTCCATAACTTCTTTAGATGACGCATTAAAAAAATTTAAAAAAGTTAAAGGCATAGAATATGTATGTAATCCATCAACATCAAAAGAAACATTTAGAAGTTTGAACCAATATCAAGAAACAGAATCGGCTGAGGCTGATAAAGTGACAATATCAGTCAAATTTAAACATACAGGACCTCAATTCATCAATGACTTGAATAAGATTGAAAGTGAAAAGGGAAAATATTTAAAATACAAAATATCTGGTGAATCAGATGATGGTACAGAACAATTTTTTGATATTTTATCAAAAACATTTTACAGAAGTGCACCTATTGAAATTCAAGGTAACCCAGAAGAAAATATTAATTTTATAAAAAGAAAGTTTCAACAAGAAATTGAATTGTTGTATAAAGAAATAAATTCATGATTTCTGTTTTGTTATTAAGTGATATATATAGTACATAGAAACTAGTACTTCTAAACAACCAGCTATAAAGCAATATATTCCTATTATATTTAAAATTTCTAAATTACATATCCAAGATATAATAGGTACCATAAAAAATATAGTTCCAAACAAAATATTTTTTACGAATATTTTGTGATGTTCATGTTTTATAAACCACATTTTAAATTTACTGTCTAGAGGTAAAGAAAGATATATTGTTGCAGCTGTTAATAAAAATCCTATAAAAGTACCGGAAATGCCAGCCAAATTACTCATATTTGAACTTTTTGATATAAAAGTTTCAAATAATTTAAAGTTTGACAAGCAGTCAATAATTATTATCACAACTATCGGGAACAAAACAGATAAATATATATACTTAAATATTATTATATTTAGTAAATGTAAAATTTTGTTTTTCATATTATCACCCTATATTAATTATATTACATATGATTAATAATTACTATGCAATTCTTATTTTTATCACAGAAGGAGGAATTTTAATGTCTTTTTCTTACAACCTTAGAGCATATAGGCTAAAAAACAAACTAACTCAAGTTGAGTTAGGAAGTATGTTGCATTTAAGCAGAAGTGCAATATCAAATTACGAACAAGGGAAAATGGAACCATCCATAGACACTATTATCAACATTTCAGAGATTTTCAAGGTATCTACTGATGAACTACTAAAGAGTTAAAGGTGATAAAATGAACAATTATATTTTAATAGCCGGAGTTAATGGTACAGGCAAATCAAGTTTAAGAGGTGTACTAGAAGGTCAGAATGTTCTTCTAGGTCACATTATTGATGCAGATGTTATTGCAAAGGAAAACAACTTTGACAACATTAAGGCAGGTAAAAAGGCAATAGAAGAAATAGACTACTGCCTAGATAACAATATTTCTTTCACACAAGAAACTACTCTTGCCGGTCATAGAACTGTACGAACCATTAAACAAGCTAGAAAGCAAGGCTACTATGTTACAATGTACTATGTTGGTCTTAATTCAATGGAAGAAAGCATAAACCGTATTGCTAACAGAGTTAGAAAGGGTGGTCACAACATTCCTTTTGATGATGTTAAACGCAGATTTGACAGAAGAATTAAGTCACTTGGCTCTGTACTTCCACTTTGTGATGAAGTTATCTTTTATGATAACGAAAACGGCTTTGTAAAAGTAGCCGAAATCAAAAATAATAAATTCCAATATTCCAACGGTTATAAACCACAATGGATTGTGGACTATAAAGAGGTTTTAAAATTATAATTTAATGATTTATTTATTGATTTTTTTGTACTCGTATGTTAATATTTTATTGTTTCGAGGTTTAAAATGCTATATTTTTACATTCGAAAGAATATTTATACTAGTCTTGCGTACAATAAATACATATTTTTGATAGGGTGATTATTATGTATGAATCTTTATATAAACTTTTCTACATTGATAAAGATTTATATGAACAAGTATATAACGAAAGAATTAAGTCAAAAAATACTTTTTTCCTAGATTTTGAAATCAAAGGCAACAAACTTTTTTATTTAGAGGACCCTGAGCTACTAAAAAAAATTATTTCAATCGAAGTAATGGATAAAAAAATACAAGAACTTGTGCAATTTCTTCCAAAACTTTCTATAAATCAATTCAGTAGAAGATGTTTAATAGATGAAATCATAATGTCTAATAAAATAGAACGAGTTTATAGTACAAGGCGTGAAATTGATGATATTATCAGCGAAATTAATACTAATTCAAATAAAAGATTTAAAGGACTTGTAAATAAATATATTCTTCTTTTTGATAAAGAAAATATCAAAATAGAAGAACCAAAGGACATAAGAGAAATATATAATGAATTGGCTTTACCGGAAATCATTGAAGATGATCCTGAAAATGCTCCTGATGGTGTTCTTTTTAGAAAAGAAAGTGTTAGTGTGCAGTCTGAAACTGGAAAAATAATTCATAACGGTTTAGCACCTGAAAGCAAAATAATTGAAGCATTGCAAAAAGCCATCAACCTTTTACAAAACGATGACATTCTACCTTTGATAAGGATAGGAATTTTTCATTATCTATTTGGATATATACATCCTTTTTATGATGGAAATGGTAGAACCTCAAGGTTTATAAGTAGTTATTTACTAACAAAATGTCTGCAACCTATAATTGGTTTTAGAATATCATATACAATTAAAGAAAATCTAAAAAGTTACTATGAGGCTTTTAAAATTTGTAATGATCCTAGAAACAAAGGTGACATAACACCTTTTCTATTTATGTTTGTAGATATAGTTGAAGAGTCCATGACACAACTATATAATGCTTTGAATAATCGTAAAAATTTATTAATCTATTATAGTGATGCAATACCATATTTCTATAAAGGATTAGATAAGAAATATGACAATATTTATTATCAATTAGTACAGGCAACACTTTTTTCAGAAAATGGTATCACAATAAAAGAATTAATGGTTACAAATGAATTAAGTAAATCTACAATAATTAGTAGGTTAAATGAAATAAAAAAATCTGAAATATTAATTGAGAAAAAAATAGGAAAATCAAATTATTATAATTTAGATTTAGAGAAGGTTGACCAAATAATAGAAAGTAACAAATAAAAAAAATCGCCCTCTAGTGCTGGAACACTAGAGAGCGACACCATTACACAGGGTGCAATGATACATCAAAATGCAAGTAATATTGTATCATACCCTTGTAAATTTTTCAATATAATTTACAAGGGATTTTTGCACCCTTTTTTAGATAAGAAAGGAGCAAAATAAATGGATGATTTAAAAATCGCAGCTGCTTACATCAGAGTTAGCACGGATGATCAGACAGAGCTTTCACCGGATAGCCAAATTAAAGTTGTTAGAGAATTTGCAAAACAAAAAGGCTATTTGATACCTAAAGAATATATTTTTCGTGATGATGGTATCTCCGGTAGAAAGGCAAGTAAGCGACCTGAGTTTAACCATATGATAGCAGTTGCTAAACAAACCCCTTCCCCATTCTCTGCAATTATGGTGTGGAAGTTTAGCCGATTTGCAAGAAATCAGGAAGAGGCTATTTTCTATAAGGGTATGTTGAAAAAGCGTGGTATTGATGTTATCAGCACATCAGAGCCTATTATAGATGGTCCTTTTGGTAGTCTGATAGAGAGAATTATTGAATGGTTTGATGAATACTACTCTATCAACCTATCCACAGAAGTTAAACGAGGAATGACAGAAAAGGTCAGCAGAGGTGGTGCAGTATCTATACCGGCATTTGGATACGATATTGTTGATAAGAAGTATCAAGTCAACCCTATCAATGCTCCTATTGTTCAAAGAATTTTCATCAAGTATCTTAATGGTGTTGGATGCAGAGCAATAGCCAATGAACTGAATGACCTAGGCATTAAGACAACTAGAGGTAATAACTGGGAAAACAGAACCATTGAATACATATTGCGTAATCCGGTTTACATAGGCAAAATTCGTTGGAACCCTAAGCGAAGAACCAGGAGAAATTATGATGATAAAGATATAATGATTGTTGATGGTATTCATCAGCCTATTATAGATACTGACCTATTTGATAAGGTCCAGAAGAAGTTAGACGAAAACAAAGCAAAATACAGACCCTACATTACTGACAGGCAAAATGGCAAGGAATATATGCTTAAAGGTCTTGTTAAGTGTTCTAACTGTGGTGCTACAATGTCAATGTCTTGCAATGGTTTACAGTGCATAAAATACACTCATGGCACTTGTAAAGTATCTCACTACATTCAACTTAATAAACTAAATGAAGTTGTTATTAATGCTATTGATGATACTCTAAAGAGTGGTGACTTTCAGCTAAAGCCAAAAGAACAACCACACGAAGAACCACAAGAACTGAACATTGATTTTATGATAGAAAAAGAAAATACAAAGTTAAGAAGAATTAAAGAGGCCTATGAGGAAGGTGTTTATAACCTTGCTGAATTTAAGCAGAGAAAAGAGTTAATTGAAAGCAAGATACATTCATTACAAAAGCAAAATAAACCACCAGAGCCTAAGTCAGACCACCTTTTAGCGAAGAAAAAACTAATGAGCAGAAGAAAAGAAATTATCTCTACTCTTAAAAGTAAGTCAACTCCTGAAGTGGAAAAAAACGCATTGCTATGCACTTTTATCGATAAAATCATCTTCAATCGTTCCCTATCTTCCGTTGAGTTATTTTTCTGTTTTTGA